ACAGTCTTTTGGCCACATCTATCGAAACGGGGTTGGATGTTTTCGACCCTTCGATGAGAGTTTTTCCTCGGCGACCATACTGAAATTTAACGTGGCAATCAAGATTGGTAGCACTGACCCGAACGACTTGAACGTGATACTCTTTGTCAGAGGTTCCTTCTTTGAAGAACAATGACTTGGTTGCGATAATGTGCTCAAACGAAACTTCTGGTTTCGCAGCGACCACCTTGGAGGGGTTTTGAATTTCCCTCAGGTGTCTTTCAAGGCTATCGGATAAAAAACCCATAATGTCCTAGAGAGATGGACCGTCGAACGAGCAATTGTCCTAGTAGAGCACCTCCGCGGTCAATCCCACGGCGCCCCTATTATGTAATACAACTCTCGCTCGACTCCACCTTATTGGTAGACGGTGTATCACAAATGGGTCCGGTCAGGAATTGCGCCTGAGACCTAACTGGTCGTGCTACACCCGGTCAACGTGATAGACTCTACCAAAAATTAAACTGAAGCGACCATCAAATCTTCTGCTTTGAGCACCACAGGGAGCGGAGCAATGAGACCACGGGCTCTCAGGTAGTCCGTCATCGCTTCGGTGTTCATCAACTGGATGGACACGACTTTGCGACCGACCTTATTTCGCTTGACCTCGGCATTCACTTGTTTGAGGTCCCACAGGTACGCCGACAGACGAGCAAGCACAATCTGCCCACCCAGGAGCGTTTCAATCTCCCCGATAGGCGCTTCATGACCGTCCATGAGCACCACCAAAATCTTTTCCGCCTGAGAAACTTTCTTACTTCGACCACGTCCTACTGACATTATAAACCTCCACGCATGATATTAAAGCACACTCCCGCACACTTGACAATCCCTACTTCCACCGTTGTTTCTTGGTCTTGTCCTTCGCCTTCCCGGCCTTTTTTGCGGTCACGGGCTTGGGAAACCGACGCTTCGACTGAACAGGGTTGTTTTCCAACTCGGCTGAACGAAAATTGAGAGCAACACCCGGTGGGCATTGTGTGATCTTGCCGCCCTTTTCGGTCCACTCATCCACCAACGCTTTCAGTTCGGCGCGGGTAATTTCCTTTGGAGCCAACAATTCTTTATTCACCATTGTCTATGATTCCTCGTTCATGAGCCGACTGTTCGGCCTTGTGTGATTGATACGTCCGGTTACCACGGCACCAAGGGCAACTCTTATTATTCCGACAACTCGGGTCAAACGACTTCGACCTTCGATGCGGAGACCTCTGTTCCTTCTTGTGCGCTATCGCTCTGTCCAGACTCATTTTTTGGCATCCTTTTCATACCCGAACCAATCTTACGCTCCCCATACTCTTTCATGATCGCAAGCTTTTCGGCCGGCTTCATGTGCGAGTATTTGGTGTAGGTCATGTTCTTGACCGTGCTCAACCATGAGCGGAGAACCGCACGGGTCCCCTGTTGCTGTTGTTTTTGCTGCTGTTGCTGTGCCATTATTTATCCCCTCAATTACCAATCTTCGTTGAACTCGCCCACTGAACCATCTACGACTCCCCGAATGTCACTCTCGTCTGTCACTCCAAATAGGTTGAACAGATTTTCGAGGTCCTCACCTTGCTCCAAAATAACAACCTCCTGGGGTATCACTAATTTAGACTTTCCCTTTCCAGCCATGAAAACATCCACTCTTCCCTTTGCTATTCCACGTTTCACTTTTCTAGGTTTCATCACAATCCTTCCCAAACTTGTTCATACGCCCTTTTCTTCAGTTCTGCATTTCCCTTTGTCAAGACCGCAATCAAATCGAGTTTTTCCTTCAAATAGACTTTCGCAAACTTAGGATCGTGCTTCACAATTGACGGTGTATTCGCAAGCAAATCGGCGAGCTTGATTGTCTGAACTTCAGCGGGGGCTCCGGCCAATCGCTTCAACTCGGACTTCTTGCGAGCCTTGCGATTTCCAGGAACCTCAACCTTTGTAAGCCACACGACAAGATCGGTGACAGTATCACCGAACTCAGTTCTCAACAAATCCTCAGTAACCTTTGTATCCTCCAACACGTCATGAAGGAGGGCGGCACAAATCATCGCCTCGGTATAGGGAACACAGGCGACAATACCAGCAACCTCAATAGGGTGCACGATATAGGGCTCGCCGGTATACTTTCTCACTTGTCCAACAGCCGCATGAGCCGCAGTCGCAAACACCAACGCTTTGTCCATTAACTCGGTGGGGGCCTTAATAGTATCCATGCTCTAATTATGTCACACTTGGGCGGTAATGTCAAGCCCTATATTCTTCAATGAATTCAAGGGTTAACGGGTGATTTTAACGTGGTATGCTTGATATTCTGGGGTTTTCTCGGAAGAAATGATAATCAAATCAGCCAGATAGCAGAACCTCCGAAAGTCGGCAGCAAAGGTGGGATCATCAGCTATAATCAACAACTCGTCACCCTTCTTGAGGGTATTCAGCTTCAAACGTGTCCTGACAATGGGCATGGGGCACAGAAGCCCTCGACAATCTACCAACGGAACCTGTGAGACATCGGAGCCCATGTTATCCATTCAACAGGGTGCGGTCATCGTGCTTGTTCTCGTAGACTCCGGGCACCGCTTGGCCCGCCAGGCGAATCAGTGACTCCAGGTGTCGTTGGACTCGGTGGTACTCTAGCTGAGCCTGCGACAACGCGACTTCCGCTCGGCGCAGGTCGGACTGAGCCATTGCAATTGCAATCTCTGTAGACAAATCAACACCCATCGCTCGATACCTCCTCGTCTTCCCACATATCAAACCCACGGGGTTCCACTCGGGCTTGGTGCTTGGGAAGGTTTTTTGCTTTCTCGACTACCTTTTCTTCCGACTGAGTTTTACGAAACTTCGTCTTGGGAGTCTTTTCTAGGTTTCTAGACATGAACACGGGCACGGTCCTTTCGTTAAATAATGCTGGTTAATAGTTTATCAGCCAGGTGATACTGTATCGCCTCTTGGGCTGTCATCCACACGTCTGATGGATGCAGGAGTTTTTCACGTACCGTTTTGTCGGTGATCTTGCATTGTTTCACGAGCAATTCATTCACGCGCTCTCGGCACAAATCCATTTCATGCATCGAGGCCGCAATTTCATGTTCCTTACCTTCAATGCTCGACGTAAACTGGTGGATCATGATACCTGTGTGTTTTCCAAGGTATCGGTGTCCCCTGGCTCCGCAAGCAAAAATCAACGCGGCCCCTGACATGATATTGCCAATGCCCACAGTCCACACAGGAATCTTCGAGTTCAGGATAATGTCAATGAGCGCAAAGGCATTATACAAGTCGCCGCCACCAGAATTCATATACAGTGTCAGGTGCTCAGGGTGCTGAGTATTGTTATTCTCATAGAGAATCCACTGAATCGCTCTGCCTACATTCGCGTCATCAATTTCCCCAACCAGGAAATGGGTGTGGTGATTCAACAGTCCCAGTTGAACCACGTCCTCAATCTGCATGGCTCCATCAGGAATCATGTTGATTACTTCGGGGTTGTTGTCTGGTACGTCAGCGTCATCGGCCTTCGTGCGCGGAGACTTTGCCAAGGGAATTCCCCCTTATACAGTTCGGACGTAATTCTGTTCCCATGAAGAAACATCTCCTGAGTTGCCATGTTCGTGGCTCCACCCAGACGATAGTTGAGGGTATAATGATTGGTACACCCAAACTTTGGCGCAAACTCTTTCAGCGCACCAAAGAACTGTCGATCCGCTCCCCACTGCCCATACCAATTATGACCAACCTTCAACGCAATCGCTCGCGGTACCGCAAAGCATCCTGTATCAATATGGTACCGATCCTCAGTACCCATCACAGGCCAGTGTCCTAGATTCTCACAATCGTCATGACAAATAAATTTCCCATGCGGGTCCACAATCTTACGAAGTGTATAAGCCCACTGATACTCAGGGTCATCCAAAACCTCACGAAACGCTTCAATATAATTCGACTCCACCCAATTGTCAGGGTCAAGATAACACAGCACATCTTCATTCACCAGGAACGAAGCTGCTGCAAATGCCCGGTGTCCGTACCAGTTTCCACCAGTGCGACCAATGTTCTCCTCAAGGTGAATGGTGCTGACATTGATATCTGCGGGGAGATTGTCAACAACACGACTGACCGCTGAGAAGTGTGCTCTCCCATCCACCACAAGATACTGCTTGCAGTCCTGCCCGTGGAGCGACAGGATGCACTTTTCTAACTCAGGTCCCCCAATGGTGGGGGTGATAATCGCAAAGGTTTTCATGATTCCTATGCTGCGACCCTCTTGGTCTTGATCGTTCTCTTGGGTCCTGTGAGCACCACAGGGGTCTCAACGGTCGGCTCATTCTTCTCAACAGGAGGTTCCACAATGGGATCGTTGACCTCGAATGGCAACTGAGGGAATGCCTCCTTCACCAATTTCGCTGAGAGATAGGGCACCTCAAGGTCCTTGGCGAACAACTTCACCAACAACGTTGCTTCGTCCCTGTGTAGGGAACTTAACAAGGTATAGAGAAGCTGTGTCTCTTTACGGGGTTTCCCGGTGCGCTTAGGGTGACCAATAATGAAGATATACAAGCGTCGAATCTCGTTCGTCAACGATGCATAATTCAACCCTGCAGGTTCCACCGCGGGCTTGAAGCTTGGTATGGTGTCAATATCGAACTGAATCCTGGGGTTGAACGCATAGTTCAAAAATTCCAGGAACCAACGATTATCCCCATACTTCCGCAGGACCTCGATGCGCTTGTCACGAGCACGGCACTTGGTAAACTCTGTGACTATTTCACTGAACAACACATTGCTATACTTCATAAAATCTCCAATGGTTAAAAATCCTCTATGGCTCTTGTCAACTCTTTCAATCCAGATGCAATCAAATAATTCAAAAACTCACTACGGCTCACATGGGTCGATGACTCATACGCCTGGAGCACCTCAACCTTCAAGTGAGTAGGTATCTGTCTGAGGTCTATGAGCATTTCGTTACGGCGGTAGTTCCGCAGCATATCACCCGAGGTACAGAATTCCTCTGGTGTCTGTGTCAACCACAGGGCAACCTTCTTGGACTGAATGGGCTTCTGTCGCTCGCCAAACACAAACACGTCGTCCGGTGAGAGAATGTTCGGTATCCCGTCGCCAGAGTCGCCACGGATCACATGTTCCTTGAGGGTACTCATGGGATCATCCACCACCA